ATTGAGATGGTGAGCCCGGATGCGGTTCGCAGCGTGAATGCCAAGGCCGGCGACATCGTGCTGGTGGGTGCGGACATCAACGTCGTTTACAGCGCTACCAACTACACCGCGGCCACCGACAGCATCCGCGATCACTTCGCAGGCGTTGACACCAAGCTGGGTACTCTAGCCCTGGCAGCGGATCTCACGGCGTTCCAGACGGAAGTGGCTGACACCTACGCCACCAAGTTCGACGCAGACAACGACCGCAACTTTGCGGCCATGACCTACGAGACCAAGGCCGACGCCAACCAGTTCAAGATCAACGTGGAGAACGACTACTTCAGCAAGGCCGATGCGGCCACGCTCAAGCAGGAAATCGAAACCGATTACGCCACCAAGACTGAGCTTTCCAACCAGGCCGATTACAACGACACCACCTATTACACCAAGGCAGAAGCTCAGGCTGCGGGCCAGGGCAATGCGGCTTCCTATGCCACCAAGACTGAACTGTCAGACTTGGAAGCATCCGTGGCTGACACCTATGAGACCAAGGCTCACGCCTCGGATACCTACCAGACCAAGGCTTCCGCTGCGGATGCCAAGACCCTAGCCGATGCCACGTATGAGAGCAAGAGCGATGCAAGCATGTTTGCTTCCACCGTGGCTGCCACTTACGAGACCAAGGCAGACGCCACTGCATTCGCCAGCCAGGTCAGCACCACTTACGAGACCAAGACCCACGCCAGCGACACCTACCTTGCCAAGACTGATGCTGCCAGCACGTATGAGACCCAGGCACACGCCTCGGCCACCTACGAGACTGCCACGCATGCGGCCGCCACGTATGACACCAAGACCAACACTGCCAACACCTTCATCGCCAAGAGCGCCTACACCGCGGCGGGCGACATCCTGGTGGGCTCAGGTGCGGGAAGCTATGCCAAGCTGGGCAAGGGCACCAATGGTCAGATCCTCAGCATCGACAGCAGCGGCAACGTAGTCTGGGCAACCCAGCCAACACCGGTGACTTCGCTGAGTGCGCTCACCGATGTGGCTTTGAGCAACCCAACGGCTGGTCAGGCACTGGTGTACAATGGCACCAAGTGGGCTAATGCCACTATCAACACCAGCAGCGCAACGGGCGACAAGATCACCACTGGCACCACCAGTGTGCAGACTGCGGAAGTGGCCAACACCGTCACAGTCAACGCCAACGGCAAGCGCGTGGCCAACTTCATCGGTGGCGCCAGCACTGCCGGTGAGCGTCTGGACGTAACCGCTGACAACGGCAAGCTCACCCTTGCTGCCACCAACACCGCGGGTTCGGGTGCGGTGGACTTGGAGATCCGCACTCAGGGCGCAGGTGCAGTCAAGTTCAACCTCGCAGGCACTGCTAGCATCCGCAGCGGCGCTGGTGAAGCTCTGCTAATCCAGCCCGGTGATGCAGCTTCGGGCGACGGTGTTGCTCTCACCATCGTGGGCGGCAGTGGCACCGCAGCTGGCTCCGCGGGCGGCGACATCATGCTCAGTTCCGGCACTCCCGGTGCTGGTGGTGTAGCGGGCCAGGTCAAGCTCAGCGCCGGTTATGTGCCGGCTAGCTCGGACAGTGTGGTGAACAAGAGCTATGTGGATGGCCGCCGTCTGGATCAGATTGCAGCACCCACATCGGCAGTGAACGCCAACAACCAGACCATCAGCAATGTCAAGGATCCCGTGGCGGACCAGGATGTGGCCAACCGCCGCTTCGTGGTAAGCAGGGCCAGCCAGTTCGACGTCAACATCGTCACCACCGGTGGCACCTACAACGTCACCGGCACCGACTACATGATCCTGGTCAAGGCCAGCACCAACGTGAGCACCACCGTGGTACTCCCTGCGGCGGCCAATGCTGTGGTGGGCAAGGCCTACACGATCAAGGACGCCAAGGGTTCCAGCGATGTGACCATCCGTGGCGCCAACAATGAAACCATTGATGGACAGCCCACCCAGACCCTCAGCTATGCCTACGAGGCACTCACCGTGCTGTGGAATGGTTCGGAATGGAACATCATCTAACAGCAATAGCTAGTGTTCAAACCTGACCACTAGCGATTAAATAATGGAGGCGGGGATGTAATTCTCCGCTTCCTCTTCAAGATCGAAGGAGAATACGCATGTCTTTTAAGACTAATTCCGTCGTTGTTAACGGCCTAGTTGACACCAAGCTGACCGCAGCCGTTGGTACCACCGTGCAGGCATACGATGCCAAGCTGGCTGGTATCGCTGCTCTCAACCTCAGCGGTAACGGCAGCAAGGCCCTCGTGGTCAACGCTGCTGGCAGCGCAATCGAGTTTAGCAGCGCCCTGGGCACTGCCGCTTACGCAACTCTGGGTACCGCAGTTGGCAACGTGCCAGTTCTGGGTACCGGTGGCAAGCTGGATGCCAACATCCTGCCCGCCATGGACGTTGTGGACGTGTTCACCGTTGCCGACCTCACTGCTCGTGACGCACTGGTTGCCACCAAGGGCGACGTTGCAGTAGTCAGCAGCCTCAGCAAGACCTACATCTACTCGGGCAGTGCCTGGGTTGAGATGATCAGCCCCAGCAGCACCGGCAGTGTAACCAGCGTTGCTGGCAAGACCGGCGTTGTGACCCTCGCACTCAGCGACCTCACCGACGTAACCACCACTGGTCACGCCGCTGGCCACGTCCTGCGTTTCGACGGTTCCAAGTACGTGAGCGCAGTGCTCAGCTATGCTGACCTCAGCAACCTGCCCACGCTGTTCTCGGGTTCCTACGCAGACCTCACCAACAAGCCCGTACTGTTCAGCGGCGCATACGCTGACCTCACCGGTAAGCCCACCCTGGGTACCGCTGCTGCCAAGGACATCTCGTTCTTCGCCGCTGCCGTGCACACCCACGTTGCTGCTGACATCACCGACCTCAACACTGTTGTGGACGGCAAGATCAGCACTGCCATTGCTGCTATTCCGGCTCCGGACACCAGCAAGGTCAGCGTGAGCACCATCTCCGTGGACACCACCCTGGCTGCCAGCGCACACGTGGTACTGGTTACCGCTGCCGCAACTGTGACCCTGCCTTCCCCCGTGAACGGCAAGACCATCACCGTGAAGAACGCAACCAGCAACGCCAGCGTGACTGTTGCCAGCGCAGCAACCATCGACGGCGCAGCTTCGGTTGTGATCAGCAACGCTTACGAGAGCGTCACCGTTGTGAGCAACGGCACTGCTTGGTTCGTAATCTAAGCTAGCAAGAGAAGGGGCGGGCCTGGTGCCCGCCTTTTCCATGACTGATCCCCATAAATACTCGGGGAGACAAGCACATGAAATACAGACTTCATCATCGCAAACCCAAGCCCTGGTACACCAATCTCCATTTGGATGAGTGGCGCACCTATGCGGCCATTGTGTATCTGGTGATCTGTGTGTTCGACTTCATTGTCGTGCCCATTTGGATCGGAGTGCACAACGAAAAGCTCACCACGCTAATCGCTGACATCAAGGACCTCACACCCCCGGTACAGACAATCATCTTGAATCATCGACTGGACCAGTGGCAACCCCTCACGCTCAACGCGGGCGGATTGTTCCACATGGCCTTTGGTGCAATTCTGGGTGTGAGTGCATGGAGCCGTGGTCGCGAGATCATCAATGGCATGCGAGCCAGCAACAGCAATGGTTATGGCCAGCGCCACTACGGCGAGAGTGGTCCCGACTATGGCAACGGTGGTGGCGGTGGTCCCGCGAACAACGTGAATGTGAATGTAAGCAACGATGGAAACTGAGAGTCCCTTCTTCATCCGCCTCGTGCTGCGCCGGCCCCTGAGTAAGGAACTGGCTCAGCGCTGGTTCCACACTTGCCGCCGCAATCTACCCGCGGGTGTGCTGGGAAGCCTACAAGTGAACAAGCCGGATTTCGGCATCGACAGCGTGCAAATGGTGCTCAAGAACAGCAAGAGCGGGCGCCACGTATATGAGATTCCACTCAATCGAGACCTACTAGAACGTGAAGTTGAACCAGTAGTGAAGGCTTGGGATGCCTTCAATCCTCAGGGTGATTTCGACATTGAAACCAGTGCGACTCAAATTGAGAGTGCGCGTCAACAGCTGGCTGACGCTATTGTAGTGGACGAACGCGACTACAATGATTTCTGTGAAACGCTGGCAAAGCATCAGCATGGCCGCTGGTGCCGAGAAAGACAACATGAAGGTTGGAGATATGGTCTGGCCATGGACCCAAAGGAGAGGACGCACCCACTATTGCGACCCTGGGAAGATTTGCCCACCAAGTATCAAACCATTGACTATGATGCTCCCCGAATGTTCATCGAGCTCCTAAATGATTTGGGCTACGATGTGGTAAAGCGCAAAGACAAGACCATGTAGAAAAGGGCCCCACTGGGGCCCTTTTCATTATCGGAATGTGTAGTAGTGGGTCTCTGGCAAGTATGTGACTCCGCCGCTCTCCAAGGATTCATACTTGGCAGCAATCATGATCTCACCATTCTGTGCCGAGATGGCCACACCAAACGTTTCGTTGGGTCCGGTTTGTGCATCGGTGAGCTTGGGGCTCTTGGCGGCACGCCAGTTGCCCGCTTGTGTGAGCTCAAACACATACACGGTGTCCCTGCCCGGTGCGCTCACGTAAGCTAGATTCTTGGGCGAGTCCAAGAACACTGCACTGCCCTGAGCATCGCTGGGTCCCACCGTGTCGGTGATCTCGGAGCCCGCGCTGCGCACGATGAGAGGATCGAACTGGATCCAGCTGTCATAGCCGCCGGCCCAGATCACTGCACCACCACCGCCGCTCATTCCCGGAGCACCTGCGATGATGCGATCCGCGCGATAGTTCACGCTGTAGCCGAGATGGTCTCCTGCGGCTGCCACGGTGCTCTCCAGCAGTTTCACACTGCGCCAGCTGAGGTTGTTGCGGATGAACACTTCAACGCGGCCAGCTTCAGCCAGCGTAACTGAGTGGTTCACGTTCTGCATGGGCGACCCCACAGCCACACCAATTTCCCTGTCCAGGCTCACGCTGAAACCAAACTTGGCGCCATTCTGCGGTGCACTGCTGGCCATCATGCTGTGGTCGTTCCACAGCTTTTGATTGAGGTCGTACAGATAAGAAAACACCGCACCCTGTCCGGAGAACTCCGGTGCACCCACCACGAGCATGGTGCCGTCCATTTCCAAGCAGTGGCCAAAGCGGCTGCCTGGCTGACCATCAATGTAGGCACGGCTGGCCGGTGACCATCCCTTGCCCACGTCCTCGTACAGGTACACTCGGCCTGCGCTGTTGTTGGCACCTGGCGCACCCACAGCGAGATAGTTGCCGCTGATGCTCACGCTGGCTCCGAACTCTTCCGAGATGTCGCCGCTGAAACTCACAGCCTGACTCCATGCGCCATTCTTGATGCGCATCACACTCACGAGGCCATTTCCCGAAGCAGCATATCGATCTCCGCGAAAGCTCAGCGCGGGCGGGCTGGTGCTGGCTGCAAACATCAATGTGCGGCCGGCAACATTGCTCTGAGCAATGCTGAAATAAGTATTGTTGTCGAGAGGGCGTGGTTCCTCATAGAGATGAACGTGGCCTCGCACGCCCACGCTTTGGATCTTGTATCGAGCCATGGAGTCCTCCTAGGTATATGTCATATTTACCGTAGAAATGTGCTAGAGGTTAATCATGAGAGCAGTGGATATTGCAGTGGAACTCGGCAAGGCCAACACGGATCGCCAGCGCGATGCTGCGGTTCGTAGGGCCTGGAATGAGTGTGAGGAGTTCTTTCTTGGACTTCAGATGAGTGTGGATCCGGAGGCTCGTCCGCCCTTGCCATCGGTGCCGCAGTTTGAGGAAGAGGATGATGGCTTCGCGGGGTCCTTCACCTTTGCCGAGTTCACAGCCATTTGGGCCATCATCACTGCGCCATCGTGCACTGCGGAGGCGGCCAAGGAGATCGTGTGGGAGGCAGCGGAGCGGGCCAACGTCACAGAATGGAACCAGTGGTACCGCCGCATCCTGCTCAAGACCCTACACACGACGCTGCCCATGGACCGAGTGGCTCACGTCCTAAAGGAGTTGACAGCCTAAGGATTGATGCTAGGCTGAATTACCAAGTAGGAGCATTCCATGATCGACTATGCAACCACGGCGATGGACATTCTCCGCAACGGGGACAACGCGGTGTCTTCGGATACGCTGGTGGAGATCCTAACCGAGGCCAGCGATCAGTATTACAACGGCGAGGGCGAGAGCTTCCTCAGCGACGACGAATACGATCAGCTGGAGCGCATGCTCAAGCGCATCGACCCCAAGAACACCTACCTCCTGGAAGTGGGTGCGGCTGTGCGCGGGGGCAAGGTTCCCCTGCCCGATCCCATGGGCTCGCTGGATCAGGTCTACGAGGGCGACACCGCCCGGTGGATCGCGCAGAACGGCTGGCAGAACGAGGACTTCGTGCTCTCGGACAAGCTGGACGGCATCAGCGGCAGCACCTACTATGACGCGCGCGGCACGCTCAAGGTGGGCTACTCCCGGGGCAAGGCCACCGAGGGCGCAGACGTCACCCGGCACGTCAAGAACATCCGCGGTGTGCCCGCGCGTATCAACGGCGCACTCGCAGTGCGCGCGGAGATCATCATCCCGGTCAAGGACTTCCCCGCGCTGCGCAACACCCTGGTGGCCCGCAGTGGTCGGCTGTACAAGAACCCCCGCAACACCGTGGCCGGGCGTATGAACGCCAGCGAGAGCCCGCAGGAGTTCTACGATGCAGTGCGCATGGTGGTGACCAGCACGTTCGACAACAGCGTGAGCCGCATCGAGCAGCTGGAGCGCTGTCGCCGTGAGGGTTTCGAGGTCGTGCACTACGTGGTGGTCAAGGGCAAGGACCTCAACGACGAGTTCCTCACCCAGTACCTCAACCAGCGGCGCAAGGACAGCCTCTACGAGCTCGACGGCATCGTGATCGATCTCGACAATGCGGAGATCCGCAAGCGCCTCGCAGCCAAGCAAGCGCGCGAGAACCCCACGGATTTCAACCCGCCCTTCGCCCGCAAGTTCAAGGTGGCCGGCGAGGACAACCTGGCCGAGACCACAGTGACCCAGGTGCTGTGGCGTGTGAGCAAGGCGGGCTATCTCAAGCCGCGCGTGGAGATCAACCCGGTGGACCTCGTGGGTGTGACCATCACCTACGCCACGGGATTCAACGCCAAGTTCATCAAGGACCAGGGCATTGGCCCGGGTGCGCGGATCCAAATCACCCGCGCCGGTGACGTGATCCCCTACATCCAGAAGGTGCTGGCTCCCTCGCCCACCGGTGCACAGCTTCCCTCGGACGAGGAGTTCGGGGACATGAAGTGGACCGATGGGGACGTGGATCTGGTTCTCACGGATCCCAGCGGCAATGCCGAGGGCAACCTCATGCTGCTCATCGACATCTTCAAGAACTGGGAGGTGCCGTTTCTCCGTCAGGGCAGCGTGGAAAAGCTCATCGAGGCCGGCTTCGACACTGCGGAGAAGATCATCCTTGCCAGCGAGGCAGACATCAAGCGTGCTGTGGGCGACAGCGCGGGCACCAAGATCTACGAGGGCATCCGCAGCCGGCTCAACCCCATCGAACTCCCGCTGCTCGTGGGTGGCAGCCAGACCATCGGCCGCGGCATGGGCGTGCGCAAGATGACCAAGCTTTGCGAGGCCCTCAACATCACGGGCATCGATCAGCTGGATGGCCTCACCGTGGAGCGCATCTCTGCCGTGGATGGCTTCGAGCGCAAGACGGCTGAGGTGATCGTGCGCAACATGCCCCGGTTCCTCACGTTTGCAGGGGCCATCGCGGGCCACTACACCGTGGCTGCACCCAAGGCCAAGGTTGTGGGCGGTGCCCTTGCTGAGGTTGTTGCGGTGTTCACAGGGGTGCGCGACAAGGAGCTCGAGGGCAAGATCGCCGACGGCGGTGGTACCATCGGCAGCAGCGTGAATGCGAAGACCACGCACCTTGTGTGCAAGGATCCCAGCAGCAACAGCAGCAAGATGCAGAAGGCACGGGACCTCGGCTGCAAGGTGATCAGTCTCGAGGAGGCACAGGCCCTGTGGGGCTGAGCCACAGGATATTTGTAAACGAATGTTGCGTGGCTCGGCTGTATTGTGTATACGGCTGAGCTAGGCCCTTGTGGGCCAACGATCGGACCCGAATGACCGCGGCCTTGGACCACCGGCTGGACATCAAAGCGATGGAGCCCACGGTGTTCTCCGTTGCTCCACTCAGTTTTAGCCACACCATGGCGCAACTGCTTGAGTGGATTGAAAGTTCCAACCTCAACGTTCAAGTGGAACGACGAACGTGGCAGTGGACTTGGCCCCGTAGGTGCCGCTGCCCCAGCGACAATTGCCTCCACTACAGCCTCACTCTGCGGTTCAGTTCGCCGGGTGAGGCTTTGCTTTTTAGAGTTGCGTGGATGTAATTGATCGGCCAACACAACGCGCAGGGCATGTCAAGCCCTGTGCAAACTCTGCTGTTGATTGTTAAGGTGTTACATAAGTGCTCTTGCGCGCTGAAGCGGTGCAGCGTAACATATAAGTGTGCAGATGCGTTGCTTACCCTCACGCAAATGCACTTTATGTACGGAGCAAAGAATGTTTGACGCAACCGTGGTTCGCCACGACAAGCCCGGCACTGACTCCTACTGCAAGCTCCTCGTGGAGATGCAGGACCACGATCGGTTCCTCGAGTTCCTCGACAACATGGGCCTCCCCGAGGCCAAGATCCAGCGCCCCAAGGCGGAGGAGATCGAGGAGTACAAGGAGTGGGGCGACCCCGACCTCTGCTTGACCTACTGGGCCATGGTGCCCGAGGACAAGATGGGCATGCTGCAGGAGCACGCTCAGGGCTTCGTAGATCAGCGCTAAGCCACTCACAAACGGATTTGCTAAGGGCAGCCCTGTGCTGCCCTTAGCCTTGACTGACGTCCGCTTTGGTGTTAGGTTTAGAGCATGGATATGAAATGGTACTTCATCGGCACCGGCATCGCACTCACGGCTATGTTCGTAGGCATGGCAGTGGACGACTGGAGCAAGAACACCGCCAAGCGTGACATCACGGTGGCATGCTACAACAGCGGCAAGCCGGACTGCGAAAAACTGTGGGGTAAGTGACATGGAGCGGGTCCGCAAGTTCAGTTCCTCGGATTGTCTCACAGAGGCCATCCGCCGAGTGAATGAAGATCACTCGCTGATCCGCAACCATGTGAAGATCTTCACTGACACCCAAAACAACCTGCTCGTGCGCGTGCTGTGGCCCGCAGTGTTCGACGAAACAGCCTGGCAGCGCACCAGCACCCGCCGCCCTGCCATGGAGAAGGAAGACCCCGCCAACGCCGGTGGATTCGCCCTCGGTGGTTTTGGTGGCTCGGGCACTGACAAGGAGGTGCGCACCTATGAGAACGAGGTGTGGACCGACAACGACCAAGTGCTCGAAGTTGTGGTCACCACCGAGCACGGTGAGTTCGTGGAAGTCACATTCAACGTGAAGTGGAACTGACAACTCTGGTTGACAGAGTGTGTGGACGTGCTACTCTGATTCTGCAATAGGAGACACGCCCGTATGTTCACCCCGGATTCGCTGCTTGAAATTGCCCTCCAGCAGCAGGCGATCGTGGACGCGAATCCGCAGACTCCGGGCACCATCAACGACATCAACTACGAGGCACGCAAGCTGCGCGACAAGGCGCTGGCCGCGGGCAGCTGGATGCAAGAGCATGGCATCGCCCGGCTTGAGCACGTGGGTGAGTTCACCAGCTTTGAAGTTGCCAAGGGTCAAACTGTGCGGCTGCGCCGTGGAGCCATCGTGTACAGCACAAACCCTCAGGTGCCCCGTGAGGGCAAAACAAACAAGCTCAACCGCAACATCCGAGCCCACCACGTGATCCGTGGCTACGTGGACATCTGCGGCATGGCTGACACTGCCGTACGCAACGTGAGCATCAACTGGGCCGGGGCCGGCTGCTATTGGTACTGGACCGACATCAACAACGTGGAGATCGTGTAATGACAACCGTGTGGGCTTGGTATCTCATGGGCATTCTCACCGTGGGTCCGCGCTGGGTCAAGCCCGCGCGCAGCTTCCTGTTCGACTACTCTGCGGGGCTTGTTCTGCTCACGTTCTGGCCCATTCTGTTCCTCACCCAGGTCATCATACATGTGCGGAAACAGCGCAGCGGCAAGCGTTGAATAAGTTAAAGATCCTATTACATAAGGAGTATGACAGACAATCAAGCACGCATTGGGTTCTGCTGCAAGTGGATGGACCCGGATCGAACTAAGAAGCGCAAGGACTTGCTGCTCAGCGAGCAGCCCATGAATCAGAGCCACACGACTCTGACGCGCCTTGCCACAATGACTCCCGCGGATCAGTATGCCAAGATCCAAGGTATTGTTCGTTACAATACTGCAACGCTATGGCGGCAACTACGCTGGATCGCAGAACAGCCTTGTAGCATGCGGCTTTTCCGTGTAGGTAGTGGCTTCCTTCCCGCAAGCACTGTGCCCGAGTACGACCACGTACTCAAAGACCCTGCGTTCGTGAAGGATCTTTCAGATGGTTTGACCGGCGTGCGTGAGTTCGCTGATGCCCATGGCATCCGCCTATGCATGCATCCGGGTCAATTCACCAACCCGTGTAGTGACAAAGATGAAGTCGTCGCTCGGAGCATCGAAGATCTTGAGTACCATGCGGATCTGGCACGCGCTATGGGTTATGGTGATACTTGGCACAGCAGTGGATTCGCCATCAACATCCACGCCAACTCCCGACAAGATCCAGGACTCGTAAGGATCAGGGAGTTCATCAGCACTAAGCTGAGCCCCGAAGCGCGCAACCTCATCACGCTGGAGAACGACGAGTTCGGATGCAGCGTGGATGACTTTGTTGACGCGGGTGTGCACAAGGATGTGGCGCTGGTGCTGGACATTCACCATCACTGGGTGGAGAGCAAGGGCGAGTACCTGCTACCCAGTGATCCTCGAGCAGAGGCGTTCCGGGAGAGTTGGCGTGGTATTCGGCCACTGGGCCACTACAGCCTGCCGCAGCCGGAGATCCTCAACAACCACTGCCTGCTCACACCGCCGGACTTTGCCACGCTGGGCCTCAAGCAGGGCAAGGTGCGCAGCCACAGCAACTTGTGCTGGAACAGTGGCAGCAACGACTGGGCGCTGAGCCACTTGCCGTTCATGGACATCGAGGTCGAGGCCAAGCACAAGAACCTAGCTAGTAGACAACTGTACGATCAGGCTGTACTCAGGGGGCTGGTATCCTAACCTGAGCTCTAATGTGTTCATGCTAGCAGTGGTACTGGTGGGGATCCTAGCGGGTTTTCGGCTGATATCACACCGATAAACACCCCACTCCTGGCTAAATATGCGTATGCATCCTGGCCAGGAGTTTTTTCATGACTGACAACAAGACCAAGAGTCTTGCCCAACGCGGTGGCGTCACGCCCCAGGGCAAGCACAACAATGCCATTGGCGGTGATCCCCGCAAGCCCCGCAACAAGGGTGTGAGTGCACGTCCGGGTTTCCTCGGAGCCAGCGCCACCAATGATGCGCCCGCGATCAGCGAAAGCTTCATCCTCGAGGCTCTGCTCACAGAAGCAGAGGAGAAGGTGATGCGAAAGATCAAGCGCGGCAAGAAGAAGTCCGCCGCCATTGACGAAGTTGCTGCGGACATGGATCTCACTTCGGATGAGATCATCAAGTTCAAGGATCGCGTCTCCAGCAAGATCATCCCCGCTGAGCCCCTCGCCCTGGATGTGCCCCCAGTGGACTCTGCCAGCGCACTGGTGAACACCCCCAGCAGCGATTGCATCTACTTCGAGAATGCCGAAGAAGCAGACCAGGCCGCAGGCATCCTCATGTACAAGGGTATCCCTTGGAAGAGCAAGGACAGCGCCAACAACAAGCCATTCATTCAGTTCGATGACAAGGCCGGCATGGACGAGGCCCACGAGGCACTCAAGCGCCGCTGGGACTTTGTGGAGAGCAGTGATCGCAAGGTTGCCGTGGTGGAGTTTGACAACCTCAGCGACTACGAGCGCGTGGTTGAGTACATGCACAAGCAGGGCATGCTGGTGGACTTTGGTGGAGACCATGAGCTCAGCGAAGACGCCATGGAAGTGGTGCGCTCGAGCAAGGGCAAGGGCAAGCTCAAGGAAGAGGACGTCACTGCCTCGGACAACAGCTACACCGCGATCAACCGCAGCAAGCGCAGCGAGCGCGAGGACGTGAACGTGTGGGACAACCGCTCACAGCGAGTGGCAAAAACCCGCAAGCGCTGGCGTTAAAGAATATTGAAACCAGAAAGCCGTTCCTCTTAGTGTGGCAATGTGGTTGGAGCGCAGCGCATCCAACTAGCTACACCAAGAGGAACATTCTTATGAGCATCTCCGCACTCACCGACGCCGACCGCAACAAGCTCAAGAGCGTTGTCAACGAGGGCGTCAAGATCACCCAGGAAGTTGCCGACCTCAAGGGCAGCCTGCGTGACACCGTCAAGGCCGTGGCCGAGGAGCTTCAGATTGAGGCTCGCGACATCAACAAGGCCATCGCCGCTGCGTTCAAGGGCTCCTTCGACGACGCTCGTGAGAGCGTGGACGTTGTTGAGGAGATCCTGGTAGTCACCGGTCACCGCTAAGGCACGGGGCGCCCTTCGGGGCGCCCACTCCACATGACCGTAGACGAACTCAGAGAGATCAGCGCAGGGCTGGGTAACCTGGTCCACTGCACTCCGCTCAAGGGCGGCGGCAGTCAGCGCTATTGGGAATACCCCCACTACAGCAAGATCCCAGGATTCAAAACGGATCGCACATGGCCGAGTCTGGCCATGGATGCTCGCCGCAATGAGCTCTTCAAGAGCCTGGTAGACTCATCCAAGGGCGCGGTGGCCCTGATAAGCTTGCTGACCAACGATGGTGATCGTGACCCCGCAGTGAGCTATCTCGTAGGGTTCACTGAACACTCGGACGCCATCATGTTTAGATTGAGTTGGAGCGCATGACCTGGTTTGTGATCTTTTCCATCGCGGGCGCTGTGTTCTTCTTTACCAGCATGGCGATCCAGAATCGCTATCGGGAGAGCGTGATCAGCATGATCTTCGCTACCCTGCTGTGGACCGTGGCTGGTCTCATCCTACTCAACGAGCGCCCCAACCCGCCTCAGCAGTGCATTGCATCACAGGGTGCAACAGTGCAGTGGCGCGGTTATGAAAACGTGGTGCGTGAGAACATCCCCGTGGTGTTCCTCACTCTCCGCAGCGGTGGCTACTGCAAAGTGGCCAGCCGAGAACTGTACCAGCACGGCGTGGGCTACACCACGGACCGCATCTACACGGGCGTTCTTTACGGAGCAAACCAATGACATTTGTGGAAATCGCTTGGATCGCCCTACTGGTGCTCCTCACGGGTACGATTGTGCTCACCAGCGCGGCAATCTTCATGTCCAGCATTGGACGTGGCAACCAGATCCTCAACAGCCTCAGCGGTCTCTTCGCAGTGTTCTTCGTGATCACCGGCGTGGTGAATCTCATTGCGAACGCACCGCGCCAGCCCACTTGCGTGGCTCAGCCGGGCCAGAAGGTGGTGTGGGTGCACTCTTCGGATAGCAGCCGCTTCGTGTACGTGGATCAGGGCGCCAAGCTGTACTGCAAGGTGTATGACAATCGCCTCTACTACCTGGGCATCGGCACTGTGCTGGACGCCCCCTACGAGGGCTATCCGGAGACCCGTCCTTGAGCTTTCTTCGAGAAGTTCTCGGATACTGGCAGCACGACTGGATTCACAACCGCCGGCTCTTTTGGCTGGAGTTGGCGGGAGTGATCTGCAACATCGGAGCCAGCTTGGTCATGGCGGCCACGGCTCCACAATGCCCCCTGCTTCCCCTGTATGGGGTGTGGCTTGTCGGCAGCATGCTGATGACCTACACCAGCTATCAGAGGCGCACCAGCTTCATGCTGTTGCTCATGAGCACGTACATGGCGATCAACGCCATCGGGCTGGCTAACTCACTGAGGTGAGTTAGCCCTTTCTGTCTTAATTGAAACCAGCTGCCATTGTCTGCTACATTGGTTTGTACTAAAAAGAATAAGAAAAGGAGCAGTCGATGAGCTATGTGGACGCAATCCACAACAAGGAGACTGACGAGATCCACATCGTGGAGCGTATCAACGGTGAGCGCGTGTACAACGTGCTGCCCGCGAAGTATGCATTCTACTATGAGGATCAGCGCGGACGGCACAAGACCATGTGGGGCACACCGGTGTCCAAGGTGGTTGCCAACAACTACAAGCAACTGCAAAAGGAACTGCGAGCCAACAGTGGCCGCAAGCTCTATGAGACGGACTTGAATCCGATCTTCCGTTGCCTTGAAGAGAACTACATGGGAGTTGAGGCTCCCAAACTGAACCTAGGCTTCTTCGATATTGAGGTGGACTTCGATCCCAAGCGCGGCTTCGCGCGGCCCGAAGATCCTTTCGCTCGCATCACAGCCATCTCGGTTCACCTCAGCCATCTGGACAAGCTGGTGACATTCGTGCTCAAGCCGGATCTACCGGTGGGTCACGCGGATCACCTGAGCTGGGAAGCGGCTGAAGCCATCTGCAAGAACTTTGACGACTGTTTCCTCTGCAACGATGAGGAAGAGCTGCTCAACTTCTTCCTCGAGATCATCGAGGATTGCGACGTTCTCAGTGGCTGGAACTCCACGGGTTTCGATATTCCCTACGTGGTGAACCGCATTGAGCGGATCCTCGGCAAGGAATACTCCAAGAAGCTGTGCCTCTGGGGCAAGCGTCCGCGCAAGCGCAAGTACGTGCGGTTCAACAAGGAGCACGAGACCTACGAGCTCTCGGGCCGCGTCCACTTGGACTATTTGGACCTGTACAAGAAGCACAACCCACAGGAGCTTCACTCGTACAAGCTGGACTTCGTGGGTGAAATCGAAGTGGGCGAGAACAAGACTCCCTACGAGGGAAGCTTGGATCAGCTGTACAAGAGAGACTTTGAAAAGTTCATCGAGTACAACCGCCAGGACACTCTGTTGCTGGTGAAAATCGACAAGAAGCGCAAGTTCATTGAACTGGCCAATCAGATTGCGCACACCAACACTGTGCTGATCCAGACCACCATGGGTTCGGTGGCGCTGATTGAGCAGGCCATCATCAACGAAAGCCATCGCCGTGGCATGCAGGTCCCCAACAGGAAGGCCGACGCATACGTGCACGAGTCCGATGATGGCGACGAAGAGAACATCGAAACCGGACCCGCAGTGGGTGCGTATGTGGCAGTGCCGAAGAAGGGACTGCACGACCAAATCGGAGCGGTGGACATCAATTCGCTGTATCCTTCCACTCTGCGAGCCCTCAACATGGGCCCGGAGACACTGATTGGTCAGATCCGCCCGGCACGCACTGAGGAACTAATCGCTCAGCGTATCCGTGATGGCTGGCAGCGCGCGGACGCATGGCATGGCATCTTCTGCTTGCTCGAGTTCGATGCAGTGCACGACAAGACTGATGAAGTGCTCACGGTGGACTTCGAGGACGGCACGGTGATGCAAGTCACTGCGGCTGAACTCTACGACTTCATCTTTGAGCAGGGCAACCCCTACTGCCTCAGTGCGAATGGAACAATCTTCCGCACTGACACCGAGGCGGTGATTCCGGGTCTGTTGGCGCGCTGGTACAGCGAGCGCAAGGAGATGCAGGGCAAGGCCAAGAAGTACGCTGCGCTGGCATTCGGTCAGAAGATCAGCGACGATGCCATGGCAGCGGTCAAGGAGGCCGGGCTAGGCACAGCGGACCGAGGCGTGTGCACCACGGAGTACGACTTCAAGCGGCTGGGCAAGCTGGCTGAAGACAATGACATCCCGGGCATTGTGGAGTTTGTGCGCGAGCATGACCTTCGCATCGTGAAGAGTGCGGTGCGCATTTGGGATGACGCAGTGTGCAAGGAATACGCGGATCAGTATGTGTTCTGGGATCAGCGCCAGCAGGCCAGAAAGATCCTCTTGAACTCCCTGTACGGTGCATTGCTCAACGAGGGTTGCCGGTTCTACGATCACCGCATTGGTCAGAGCGTCACGCTCACCGGGCGCAGCATCGCCAAGCACATGAACAGCAAGGTGAACGAACTCATCACCGGTGTGTATCAGGTGGATGGTGAGGCAATCATCTACGCGGACACTGACTCCAGCTACTTCAGCGCAGCCAAGGTGCTGGCTAGCAGTGCGGAAACGGCACACCTGTTGAACGACCGCGACGCCATCATCCAGCTGTATGATCAGATTGGTGACGACGTCAACGACAGCTTCCCCGGGTTCATGAACAGCCGCTTCCACACAGGCTTGGAGCGTGGGGCTATCATCGCAGCGGGTCGAGAGCTGGTGGCTTCTCGCGGTCTCTTCATCACGAAGAAGCGCTATGCGGTGCTCAACTACGACAAGGAAGGCACGCGACTGGACGTGAACGGATCTCCGGGCAAGGTCAAGGCCATGGGCTTGGATCTCAAGCGCGCAGACACGCCCAAGATGATGCAGCAGTTCTTGGAGAAGATCCTCATCAACCTTCTCTCCGGAGGCGAGCGCGAGGATATCA